CAGAGATTAAAACACAATTTCAAAACTTTCCAATCCATCATTAACAAAGACGCAATTGCGGCTAAAGCTAAGGATGTTTGGGCAAGAGTAACCAAAATAGGTTACGATGATTCTGTGAAATTATATAATCAAAAATACAAAGATTCTAATAAAATTAGAAAACTTAGTATAATAGAAGATCCCGAGGCAAAAGCCAGAGTGATCGCTATTTTCGATTATTGGTCTCAAGAAGCCCTTAAAGGGGTTCATGATATCCAATTCGAAATTTTGAGAAATAATTTATCTCAAGATAGAACTTTTACACAGGATCCAATAATTTCTAACAAGGAGGAAAACGAATCGTATCATAGTATCGACCTTACGGCCGCTACAGATAGATTCCCAATTGAAATCCAAACAAATCTAATAGAATCTCTATTTAATAGAGACTTTGCTAGATCTTGGAAATCAATCCTTGTTGATCACGAGTTCTATGTTCCGTGGAATGATACAGTTGTAAAATACAACTGTGGTCAACCCATGGGAGCATACAGTTCATGGTCTACCTTCGCAATTTGTCACCATCTAGTAGTTGCTTATGCAGCAAAATTAAATAACATTAAAAACTTCAAACAGTATATACTGTTAGGAGATGATATTGTTATATATAACAATGCTGTTGCAGAATCATATAAAATGATAATGCAGCGACTTGGTGTGGACACAAGTCCACACAAAACACATACTAGTAAAACTACGTATGAGTTTGCCAAAAGATGGTTCCAAGAAGGACAAGAAATTACAGGAATTCAACTTAGAGGTCTTCTAGATTCAATGAATAAATATCATTTATTATATCAAATGATTTATACATTGTATTCAAGAGGACAACACTCTATGAGAGCTGTAACAAAAGTGGATTTGATCCTTTCTCTTTATAAAAGAATGGGTACATATTCAAGAATGAGATCATCCTTAAAAGTTAAACTTTTACAGATGGACGCATTCCGAAGATATATAGATCATAATGATACATCAACAATAGTTAATGTTATCAAAATGAAATATACATCTGATTATGTACTACCCGTTTATAACGAGAGAGAATTAGAGAATCTGATTTTGACATATATATATCAAAGTGCAGATAAACTAATTCAAAAAGGAACCGCTGAGGCTATTAA